TCGACTACCGTGCGCCGCTTCGGTCCACTGCTCATCGAGGTCCTGGCACCGTGACCGTCAAGGTCGACCTATCAGGCTTTGACGACGCGGAGGAGCGTTTTCGCATGCTATCTGTATTTCTCCAGAATGCAGTGAGCGCTTCGTACACTGGCATGATCGCGCTCATGACAGGCGCAAAGTCAGGACGAAGGTACAAGGTCGGCGGGACAGTCTATCAATCATCCGCGCCAGGACAAGCACCAGCTGTGCGTACAGGATTCCTGCGGACATCGATCACCATCGGTAGGGTCAATGCATACGAGTATGTGATCAGCATCGCGGCGCCTTATGGCAAGATACTCGAGTTCCAGAAGAATAGACCGTTCGCGATACCAGCATCCACGAAGGCATGGAATGTTTTCACAGGCGTGGTGAGGAAGTACTTCAATGGTTGAATCCTTAGTCGTGGATGAGTGGATCTATGACACGCTCACAGCTGATGCAACGCTTCAGGGATTGCTGGCCGTCGATAACAGGTCGCCATCGTATCAGCAAGGTATCTATTTGTACTTGGCTCCTGAAAAGGACCCGATCAGCCTCCGACAGCCACAGGTTCCATACATCGTCGTGCGTCACACTGACGCTGGCCAGGATGACACGACGTCGATGTGTGGTGGCCGCATAGTGACCACATCAAGTCATCAGGTGTGGTGCTGGGACACGCAGTCTGGTGCTGTCTCGATGGCACGTATCAAGGGCATCGTGGACCGCATCGACACGCTTCTAAACAAGCAGACAGTGTCAAGCACCACGCCGCCATTCTTCTTAAATCGTTCGAGCGTAAGCTCATCAATAGACGTGAGCCAGGATGGCCGCGTCGACAATGGCATCAGCCAGTTGTATGTCGCCACAATAAGTCCATAGAGGTATCCACATGTCCCGTCCATTACTCGCCAAAGATGTAACTTTGACCGTCACTTTCACAGCTGCTGCTTTGACTGGTGACACAATCGCACTGCCATCCACGACAGCACTTTCTGTCGTCTGTCTCGCTAAGAGCTTCTCATCGACTATCACGCAGAACCTGGTCAATGCCACGGCATTGTGCGCGGTATATGAGGCATCACTGTCTACGACACAGGCTGGCTCACTGAGTATCGAACTGTATGTCGACAGTGCACTTGGACCAATCTTCGCATCGAAACTCGGGTACGGCTGTGAAATCGATGTAGACTTGGATGGATCTGGATCCGTGGCTGGTGCTGTCATCAAGTATTTCGGCATGGTCACTGAGGCCGGTTTATCTTTGACACCTGAAGAAACACAGACTGAGACCGCAACAATCAAGCTCGGAGTCAGCGGAATCACTGGTCTATACGGAGCATAACTTTGAGTTCAATCTTTGATGACATTCCTAAACTAGAAGGTAGACCGAACTATTCGGTCGACATCGAGCGCTTCATCGGAGCGCCAGGTTCATTCGTTTTCCGTGAACCGAAGGCATCCGATCTGTTCCCTCGACCTGAAGTCCAGAAACAATTAAAGATTGCATACCCTGAGTTTCCGGACCAGATGCTCCAGATCTTGATGATTATGGCAAGGTGCTATGTCATTCAGGCTGGTGACGGTGAAATCAATCCCGGACGCCGCTTCGCGCAGCTGGCTCGTGACCGATCCGACATCTACCTCTATGTTGTCGCGGAGTTCGCGAAGGCTTTCCCAATTGACTTTGCAGCGGCGGTAGACGAAGTCCCAAACGATTAAGCGGGGTGGCGCAATCGATTCTGTACACAAGTGTGCGGCATCTCAAGCGTCATCCCCGTGAGACCGATTTGAGCCTGGATGAGTTCGCCGAAGTCGCATGGGCTGCTGAGGTCTGGGACAATCAGCTTGTGGAGATCGTCAAGGCCGTCATGTCGGTCATAGCAAAAAGGACATTCTAATGGCGCTCGGCATTTTCGACATAATCTTTAAGGTCTCTGGCGCAAATGACGCAGTCGGGTCGCTGAAGGCCATCAAGACTGAAGCAAAGTCGACAGCTGATTCCTTAGATCATACAAAAGCGTCGGCTCAAAGCTTTGGCGACTCGCTGTCGAAACTTGCCGGTCTTGGCGCGGCACTCGGTGCCATGGGTGGCCTGATTGCCTTCGGTAAGTCTGCACTCGCTGCAAGCGGAGACGCTCAAGAGCTGGCAGTAAGACTTGAAGTCGTAACCGGATCCGCAGCAGAAGCGGCGAAGGTTATGGCTAAAGTGCGTGAGGTTGCCGGTCCTTCACCTTTCACCACGAAGCAGCTCGCGAACGCTGCTGTCGGTTTACAGGCAATGGGCATCAGCGCGACGAAGGCACTCCCGAAACTCGCGGATCTCGGCGCCGCATTCGGTGCCGATGAGGAACACCTAAAATCCCTGGTCAACATGATGGGCAAGCTAAACCAAGGCATCATGCCAGACAGCGAAACTCTTAGCATGTTCGGACTGGGCAAAAAGGATTTTGCAGGTGAGGGCATCACGTTCGATAAAAACGGAACCCTGCTTTCGAGTGCGAGCCAAACGCTCGATGCCTTGTTCCGCATTATTGATAAAAAGTACGGCGGCATGACGGAGCGAATGGCTAAGAATACAAACTCTCAGCTTGCAACCATTGTCGACAGTTTTGAGAAAATGAACGAAAAGATCGGCAATATCTTTGGTGCAGGACTATCTCTTGTGACTCCACATATCATCAAGGGCCTTGAACAAATTACGAAGTTCTTTGATTCTGTTACGCAAAGAGGTTCCGCTGCTCAATACATCCTTATGGGTCTGGCGGCTTCAATGGCTGCCATCACAGCGATAAAGGTTGTCGATGGCATCATCATGTTGACCAAGGTCATGAAGGGTCTCGCAAACTCACTTAAGGCAATCGCGGCAGGTGAGGCATTTATCCAGGCGCTCGCCGGTCCCGCTGGTATTGCAAAGGTCGTCGCTGGCACTGTGGCCGCTGGTGCTGCCATCTATGGCATGAGTCGCATCTACGATGAGATGGAGAAAAGCGCAGAAAAGACTGGTGGCGCAGGTCCAGCCTTAACACCTCCGACCACGACCGACATCGGCAAAGCAGCAGGAGAAGCTGCGAAGGCTGGTAAAAGCACCGAAGGCAAGGGTGGAGGCCTGATCAATACCATGGTCGACATCGCGGCATATGCGGCCAGGATGCAGGCGGCATTTGTGGACATGGCGAAGTCGATGGAAGGTCACCTGTTCGAGATCGCGAAGAACACCGGCTCCACTCGAGATCTGCTTGACCTTCGAAAACAGACATTCGGTGGCGGACGCCTGGGCGCGATCGGCGTAACAGCTGCGGAACTCAACGCAGGGAACAACCCGACGAACACTGGTGGCGTTGGTATCATCCCGCAGACACTGATCCCGGCATCGACGGACCTCGAGCGCGCAATGCGGAAGATGATGATCCAGCAAGGGCGACAAAACCTGGTCACTGAAATGAGAAGAATCTAGATGGCAACAAACTGGCCGCTCAAGGTCGAGGTCGACTGTCCTGAGCCACGTCCTGGCTTAGGGCGCGTGTGTGTTGGTGCCGACGGTACTTCATGGGACCGTGCCAACTCGACGGGTTGGTTTGACAGCGTGACGAACACGGCGATGCCAGCGCCACTCCCTGTCACCGAAGCATGGTCAAGCACTTACAGTGGACTTTATGCAAGAGTGCCACGAAGCGCCTACACGCTCGTGACGGGGTCTGTCTGGAAGCAGATGGAGATCAACGCGGCGGGTGATTATTACCTGACAGCAACGACACTGGGCACAGCCAATGCAGAGTATGTCAAAACGACTGCGAGTTATGTCGCCAATCAAGGATGGTACATCAGCGCGTATGTCCCGACCTGGGTCGACAAATCAGCACTGCCATTCCTGCGCGTTGTGTGGGGCTACGGATCTGCATCGACAGTCGAGATGGTTTTCCGTGGCGATGGAAGCTGCATCGTCTACAAAGACGGAATCCAGAAGGGTGTCTATGACCAGTCCGACACGAACAAGAATCCTGGTCGAGCTGTAACCACAGCGAGTGCTGTCGGTCAGCGTCAGGTCAGCCTGATGATCATCCCACTTAAGCGTCGTGAAGTGCTTGTGACCTCGACCTTCGGTGCTAATTTCTGTCACACCTTCGAGGGTCTCAATGACGTCGAGGGCAACGTGATTCTGCCGTCTGGTTCATTTGCCTGGAAGGTCCCCTATGGAAGACCGACGGTCCAGATCGCTCCGGTAGCATACGAGACGACCGGAATCTTTTACTCTAAAAATATTACGCTCCGATATCCGCCTCCGGTTGGTGCGACCTTTGTCCCGCAGATTTGGGGTGATGTTGTTGGAACATCCGCAGGGACCGTCACAACAGCCGTTGCTGTGATGGATCAGTTTAGTGCGTACACGCCAGATGGTGTCATTCAGAATCTACGCATCAAGGTCACCATCACGACTCCGAGTCCATACACGCAGACCTATGGCCTATCGGCAGCAATGGCAAGCAGCACACCAGCTGCGACATCGACATATAATGGTCCAGTCGACATCACAAATTATATTGATGAGTTAACGCTTAGTGTCGATGAGACGTCTCGTACCACGCTCACGATGAGCGCCAGGCGCCAGAAGCTTCTCGATGCCGGCGTGGCACAGCCGCAGATCACAGGCGACCGTCCGATCCGGGTGGCCATATCTGACAGCGCATCACCGACACCAGTCTACACGGACATCTTTCGAGGCACTTTGGCGCCTCCGCAAATCCAGTATGAGCAGGGTGATACTTCACTAAAGTTCTCGACGCTCCAGTTTGACGGCATGGACCGTAGTCGCGACTTTGAGCTATATTACTTCCAGGACGGAATCCTCTACGACGGCTATACAGCAGAGTCAGCTATCGGTGACATGATGACCATGGCCGGTTATCCTGCGGCCACTTACCTTTTGTACACTGATGCAGTCGGTATCAATATCTCGCGTAGTCCAGACATCGCTCGCGGGTATTCAAGCTTTGTCCCTCAGCGTGGCGACACGATCGCTTCGATGATCAATAAGATTAAGACTGACTACGCCGCAACATTCATCAGTGGATGGTCTCCGACGACGTCAGGTTATAAATACCAGTTCTCCAATCCCGCTGATCTGACATCGACTAGCGTGATGACTCTGTATCAGAGTGTCCCGGCAGCAGCTGCGGCCGGCGTCACTGCGGCGCTCCAGCAGAAGCGCGTGGTCCGGAAGATGTCAGGTCATTATGAGAGTCCAGAGTGCAATCAGATCACAGTCATCGGACAGGACCCGAGGACTGGTGACCTGATCTATTCCTACGATGCAGATGATGCGAGTCAGACTGCTGGCACTGCTCCAGCATCCAGGCCATACAACTGGAGGGGAAGACCGGTCCCGTACATCCTAAGTGATCCGTCCATCACATCTGGTGCTGTGGCTATACAGGCGATGGAAGCACTCAAAGACAGACTCATGACTGGTCGAATCCTGATCGAGTGGGAGAGTGACTTTCTGGTGTTGTCCGCTACGAATCGACCTCTCTGGGTTCGCGACGTGGTGACCATCATGCAGCCTGATGGCGTGACCATCAAGGGCGTGTATCGCATCATCGCGATTCCGAGCATTGAGTTCGTGGTCGAAGCTGGCGTACAGCAGTTCCGGCGCGCAAAGTATCGAGGTCTCTACCTCAATGCTGGTGGCGGATAGTGGCATACATCGATGGCACACGAAGTGCGACGGCTGCATGCGACATCTCGCTGAGTTACAACATCCTTGTATATCCGAATGACCTTGTGCCGTTCGTTGCTCTAAAACTAGGCTATGTGGATGGCATTGTCGGTGGCGCAGGCAGTCACACAGGCGCGTTCAGCTCTTGGACCTGGTCATGGACTAGCACGCCTCACGCACCGAACTGGCAGTGGTTTATCTATCTCACGATGGTGTCCAATGACGGATATGGTCATTCGAACACTGTCGTCAAAACGGTGGCCAGTGGCACAGAGAGTTTTGCCACTGAGTGGGTCGATGTCGCGGCAACACTTACGGGATCCTGGTCGTGTACTGTCGGCACGGACAAACTTTGGAACATCACAGAGTCAGCGTATTCAGGCTCGATTGCACCGACGGTATTTCCTCCTGCTACCGCATATCAATGGTATGAGCTCTCAAGGTATGGAAGCACGCCATCGTGTACCTTGACCATTGGTGGCACTGCATGCACTGCGACTGGCGCCTATGCATCTGGTCCGCGTCAATCGATGACGTATATCTTTGGAGTCGAATACCATGGCATATGTCAGGATGAAGCGACAGCGGCGGCATCGGTTACAAACTATGTAGTCAATAGTTTAACGCCTTATGTCGCATCACAGAGTCACACTTATCTCGGTCAAAATACGACAAACTGGACTGTCTCGATGACTGCGGCCACGCTTGACAATATTGTTGTAGACCTGGTCACGTACGCCAGGCTAGCCGCCACATGCAGCCTGATTGGTCGCATTCGAGCATGGTCGACATCATATCCAGACAGCCTGACGTGTCGTGTCACTGGGTTTGATAAAGAGACACTTGGTTATCGTGACGTCAGTGGAACAGGTTCGATATCTGCGTCTGACATCTTTTACTTTTATTCGACCGTCAGCGACATAAGCAAGAATAGCTCTAGTCAGAATAAGACAACTGCTCTCGACAGTGTGCCGACTAGCGTGTCGACTGCAATCACTGGCGCATCACTTACAGCTGTCGGTGAGGCATCAACTGAGACCAGGTGCATGTTCCGTGGCTTCAGGTTCAACGGCTGGTCACTCGCCTATGCCACGACACGAAGCATTGCAGGAACAGGCAACGACCGACTGTTCGCGCCATACGAGGGCATGTCGGGATACCGATACCTGGACATCCAGATAAAGGCTCAAAGCGGCACATCAATCTCTGGAACATTCGTTATCACTGACTACCATGGCAATACAAAGACCTGGAATATCACAGCTGCGACTACGTCGTATCAGACAGTAACCATCGATCTGTGTAGTCCGGATGCATGGTCAGTCAGCGCGCTTCCACTCACTGACGGGAAGGACAATCCCTATCCGCGCAAGAACACGGTATCCAGCAGCTTCGCCGGTAGTGAGTCTGTAGACTCGGCTTACTGGGGCATCACGTCATGCCAGCGTCTACGCATCGCTACAGGCGCGATTGACCTCGGCACCACGACGCTCAAGCAGGACACGACGAATGGCTTCAGTAACTCGCACTATGTTCCGAGTGGTCTTGGATACGAACACGAGCGCATCACACCTGCCATCGTCGCCGAAGTCGACACGACCACATATTACTATTCACGCCGCTTCTGGCAGCAAAACAATGATGGCAGGAACGAAGAAGAGAGCGACTACCAGTGGCAAAAGACCGTAGGTGGCGCCACAGGCGTGACCTCGTACAGTGTCACTCCTCTCTCGATCACAGACATCACGTCGCAGGTCAATGCGGCGGATCTCAGTATCACCCGACATCCTGGCTGGACCGCCACGAACTCTGTGGCGTATCCTGGGAGTGGTACCTGTAGCGTGTCACAGCCGCCACTGAGGGACTGTTTCCTCAATGGTGGAACTGGTATCAGTACTTGGTTATATGGTGGCGGAATCCTCGCAACACCGAACGCCACAACCGGAACAGACTTCGCGTATGGCTTCGAGATCGCGACCGGCACCATCACAGCACAGACTCTTTTCGACTCGATAAACGGCGACTTTCCGCCTGACCTCTACGATCCGTTTGATGTCAATGGTGGCACAGACAATGCTTTGTATCTGCCATTCGGCGCCATCCTGCGAGGGCCAGCACACGGCATCGTCCTGGACACATCAGGAGATCCGGCGACCAGCGGGACCGTGACGCTCCAACTCTCGAGTGACTCATCATCTCGAGGCACTGACTCAAGCTTCGACACGCTGGGAAACTACCAGACAGGCTCACCGTTTGGACTCGGCAAAGCGAATCAC